TTATAGATTTCTTGAATATCCATTAACACTTCAAACATTTCAGCTGAGAGGTCATATGCAACCATCCCACCAATTAACTCAGTACTACTTTGTCGATTATCTTCGGCTTGTTTGCGTAGTTCGATAGGTTCAAACATCTCACCTATTTTTTTAACATCTTGATATCTCTGGGAGTTATGTACTACAACTCCATCTGCTACGTAATTGTGAGATTTATGACTAGTCTCTAGGTCATAAGTTTGTTCTTTTCCAATATATGTTACTTTTTTAATCTTAGACCATCTGGTAGTTAGAGTATTGCCAGGACTTTGATCTCTCCAGATTTTAAAATCCCCATTTAACTTATGTTTCTCTCTGTGGCACTCTTTACATAATACTTGAATGTTATCATAATCATATGCTAACTCCATAGATTTATATACTGGAATACTATGGTCTAATTCTAAGCTAGTGTTATCCCCACAATGCTTGCAGCGATAATTAGCTTCTTTTAATTTCAACTGTCTAATACTAGCACACCAATCTGCTATTTTTTTTCGTTCACTTCTATCACTACCTCCTCTCCATAGATTCGAATCTGCACCTTTTTTTGCAGACTTTTTCATCTTTTTAATGGTTTCTGGTGTATGCTTACCCCAGCTATATCCACATTTACCCTTATTCCAAGATGGCGTATAGCTAGCTACTTCTTTTTTGGTAAATGATAGTCCATGAACCTTAAGCCATTTTCTAACGGTAACATATGCAACCCCCAAATCATCAGCAATACCTTGAACTCCACGACCTGAATTAATAGCATCTGCTTTGGCTTGGGTCATATATTCCTTGTCTTTATATAACGGCTGTCCGTTACATCCAATAACCCCATCTTTGTTTGTTATATAAGCAGTACCATTTTTTGTTAAGCCCAACCCGAATTCATCTTCTAATGATTTAAATCCGTTTTTGGTTAATACTTTATGCTCTTTTGTACATTTTATCTTCTTGCCGTTATATAATTCAATTTCAAACACATCTTTAATACCCGTATCAAATACACCCGTAATATGAGAATTCTCAAATATTTTGGTATCTGTATTAAATACTCGAAGATACATTTTTCCAATTCTATCCTTCATATGTGAATTGGTATGCCATTTCCTATACAGTTCACTCAATTTCATCTTATATAGGCCTCGTCTACCTCGCTTAGCACAACTTGGCTTATCAAAATAAATTTCAGTATCACCGGACATACAAAATTCCTGGAATGTAAAGCTGCGGTGTCTAATAAGTTGGATACCGATTGCTTTGCTGGTTTCAATTTCAACACTCATATAACCATGTTCAAATGGCGACCAATGTTTATGCTTAATAAGATAGTTTATAAGTCCTTCAGGTTTTGCCGATTTATCGGTTCGGGATGAACTTACACGAGCAATTTCTACAATTGCTTGTTCTGCGTTTGGTGTTACCCAATTTAGTTTTACATTCATTGTTCTAATCTGTTATAATCATCTTCGTATCGGATAATATCATCTTCCCCAAAATACATTCCAGTTTGTACTTCTATAATATATAGAACATCATCACCTTCGTTTTCCAATCGGTGTTTAGCCCCAACTGGAATAGTTATAGATTCTCCAGCTTTATATTTTGATATTAACCCATTAATGGTTACAGTTGCTATACCTTTGGTAACTACCCAAACTTCAGCTCGATGTTTGTGTGACTGATATGAAAGCCTTTGTTTAGGCTCTACCTGTAATTCTTTTACTTTTGTGTATTTGGTATCAAATAATGTTTGATACCCTCCCCACGGTTTAAATACTACTTCCATTATTAGATAATTCTGTTTGATTCAACTCATCTAACACTAAAACCCAATCTGGATTTTTTTGCAATTCGTTTATTTTACGCAACCTCAATGTGGGATGTGGTGGTACCACAGTTCTACTACAATCTGTAAACATACCATCACCTTCATATATGGCAAAGTGAAATCCAACTGGAGTACTTTTCCATGTGATTCCAACACCACCATTGATACTCCACGGCAACCATTCCCATTTGATGTTTTTATCCCATAAAACTATATCACCAATTTGCATCTTTTTCTTGTATCTAGCATATTGATACTGATTGAAAAATTCATGAAACGTTTGGTAGGTGCATAGTTTTGAATCAAGTCCCCTACGTTTCAGTACATATGTTAGACAGGTATCGGTTTTATCTAGCGTAACTGGGCTTAACATAATGTTATAACTTATTAAACGCGTCTCTGATAGAATTTTCCCCCTGAACTCCAAGTAATCTAACTTTTTCTGCTCTATTAGATATGAAAATCATGGTTGGAATGCTTTTAACATTATAAGTTGAAGCCATTTGTGGGTTTTCATCTACATCAACTATTTTTATTGGTAGTTCAGTTGATAAACGTTGTATTACTGGTTTGAATTGTTTACAAGGCCCACACCATGTTGCAGTAAAATAAAGAATTTGTTTCATAATTATTTTTTATATGTAAAACTGTTATTATTTCCCAATTTAAGATTGGTTTCGTGGCTTGTTCTCTCCGGATGTTCAATATCATTATAAACACGCAACCAATTTGGAGATTCTGGCGGGTCGGTTGAAAGTGAACTATCAAAAACTCGCATCTTGTTATTGGGCGTACTTACCAATACTCCGGTGATTTCATCAAAGAAATAAGTTTTTGTTTTATGTTCATGCCAACACTCACTTTGTCCCCAATCCAATTCGGATTTTCCTTGTGGGTCACATGTAAACAAATATTTTCCACTCATACTAATACCACTTCTTGAAGTAGAGGATATAGTGAACCCCTTCAAAAACTTAATTTGTATTAATTGCCAATAGTCACTAATTGAATCCCACCAACCAACATCTCCCATTGATATGGGAATATCTGGTGTGGTTTTTCGTTTAAATATTGCACATTGGTCTACCTTATCGTATACAGCACCGATTGTGGGTAAATAAACAACATAAAGTGGTGCTCTTCCCCTAATATAACGAATTCCTATTAAGATTCCAAATATTGTTTCATCTTTTTCATAGATAGGAGTATCTGACAAAAATGAACGTTTAACATAACATTCTACATACGGTGTACTAACTATCATCCCGCATAAATATCAAGTCAATTTAAATTCATCGGGAAAATTTTCATAAGACAAAATTGGGTGTTCTAGTGCTTCCTTCATTTTATCCAACACCCATTTCAAATCTTCAATTGAATCCCCCCTAGGTGAAACAGCATCAATGGTATGATTTATGGGATTTCCAAACTCATCATAATATACTTCATGAATAGAAAATTGGTCTTCCCATTCTCCTAAACATTTCACCCTTTGATGGATAATTCTATGATTCCAGTTCTTGAGTATTTGGCTCATTTAATTCTTGGTTGATTTGTTCTAAATCTTCATCGGTAAGTTTAACTATTTGGTTTAGATTTTTTTCAGTCTCATAACTGAGGACATTTTTTTCCAACCACCTAGCATATTGATACATTTTATCTAGTATACTATTCATATGATTTTTAGTTTTATTAAGTACCCCATGTTGGATTCGAACCAACACTAAGTAGAGTTTGAATCTACCGCCTCTACCAATTGGGCTAATGGGGCATACATTCTTCAACCTACTGATACCATTATTGCAGTCCCACTAGGATTCGAACCTAGACTAACAGAACCAAAATCTGCTGTGCTGCCATTACACAATGGGACAATTTTTGTACTCCCATTCATATCTCAAACTCTTCACACTCTTTTAATGTAAGAATGAATCTAAGATTTTTATAAGTGTTCTTTAACACCTCAACCTTTTCTTTTTGGTTTTGATATGCAGCTGGATTTTTTGGGTCTAAATACAAATCATATTCCTCTAAGTAGAAGTCAGGAAAGTAATTGTGTTCATCACCATTTTTATCCACCCATTTTAGTGGTTCTGGTCTTTCCCATTTGATTTGTAGTTCATCTAATCTCATAGCTAATGCTAATTCCCAACTACTATCCAACATCACACCTTTGTATTCAACCATACCCTTTCTTAATCTTCTATGATTGGATTGTAATGCTTTCTGTCTAAGCAACTCAATCGTTTCAGGTTTGTGAGATTTCAATGGATTTGGATGTTTTTTACCCTTCAAGCTGTGTTCTACTACTCTACCCTCTAATTTGGCTTTGGTAAACTGATTAGTTATACCACTATTTTTTTTAGCTTGGGCCATTAGCCCTAGATGTCTTTTCTTAAAATCATCTAGATACTTTTGTTTTTTTGGATTTTTATCACACCATCTACTGTGATTAGCCATAAATCCTTTAGGTTTATCACTTGTGTCAAAGAATTCATTACACCATTTACATTGTCTCATAGGAATATCCTTTTATAATAAATATCATCGGATAGACCAAAACACTTCATTTAGTGTAAAAAATATTTGTGAACCAGGTAGGATTCGAACCTACGACCTGTGCTTTAGAAGAGCACTGCTCTAAATCCAACTGAGCTACTGGTCCATATTTATCTAAGTGGGCCTAGTAGGATTCGAACCTACGACTAACGGATTGTGAGTCCGCGGCCCTAACCGCTGAGCTATAAGCCCAATATATTTGCAGACCCACCGAGACTCGAACTCAGAATTACAGAACCAAAATCTGTCGTGTTGCCAATTACACCATAGGTCAGTGTTATTAATAGTTGACCTGAGAAGACTCGAACTCCCATCTCTCGGTTCGTAGCCGAGTGTTCTATCCATTAAACTACAGGTCAAAATTCTGAAATTTGATCCGGAGGTGGGATTCGAACCCACGATATCTCGCTTACAAGGCGAGCGCTGTAGACCACTGAGCCACTCCGGAAAAATGTGAAGATGCTCGGGTTTTTCAGGGTTACTGATTGTATTGATGTACTGAGTATTCATCTACTCTAAACCCTTTTTCGATGAACCCTTAATCATTACAATTACAGCTTGAACCACATCTTCACTTTACAAACGCTTGCTTCACACTGTCTAGGTGGCAGGATTCGAACCTGCGGGGGTGATTAAACCACTAGTTTCCAAAACTAGACCGCTACCAACTACGGACCTACACCTAGTTTTTCTATTTTTTGTTTTATTAATTCAATATCCCCATATACAACGTTAATTTTAGATTCAATAATACTCATTTTTTTAGCATCTAATTTCATGCAATATGGATTTTTAGGATCTAAAAATAAATCATAATCAATTAAATAAAAATCAGGATAATATAATCTTTCCTTATCACCATCGTGCCATTTAATTGGAGATGGCCTTAACCAACTGATTTTTTTAGAATCTAATAATTTAGCTATTTCTAATTCCCATGACGATTCTAGCACAATAGATTTATAATAATAAGTTTTTCTACTTCCATTTCTATAAGAACGATTTGTTGACGATTTTATTTGACATTCACGACTGCATGTTTTTCTATTTGTATAACATCTAAATTCTTGGTTACAAACCGTACAATTTTTTAATATATAAACATTAGGATTACTTATACCACCTTTCCAATTAGAGTTGTATTTACCTCTTAATTTTTTCTTATGTTCTTCAGATAATTCTCTACCAGAAAGAATTCTACTAATTGATTTTTTATGTTCCTCACTCCATGGACCCCTACTATTTCTACAAGAAAGAGAACAATAATTCTTTAAACCTTTAGATGGGATAAATTCAATATTACACTTTTTACATCTAGACAATATTTATACCTCTTTAATATAAATATTGTCGAACTAGCGTTTATCATATCATATTGTTTGTAGCAGATGTCGGATTCGAACCGCGCCTCCACGTCCCAAACGTGGCGTGCTCCCATTACACCACACCCGCTATGTACTCTTAAAAATTCTCATAGGTGCAACTGCATCCGAGAGAATTGTATTGACCTTTACTGCAGATAATCAGTCAATCCAGTTATTTTAATAAGTCCCTCTTATCGGCAAGGTCGGCATTTCAGCCGGTGGGTTAATCCAGCTTCCAAATCCTTAGTCTACCTAAAATAACTTTTAAGAGCTCTTCAGCCCCACGGTCCCGTAACGGTTATTGCAATTAACCTTCACAGTTAGGTTGGTTTCTGAAGAAATTTATTTTGTTGGAGCCGAGGGATTCGAACCCCCAATGTATCTTACGTAGATGATTTACAGTCACCCTGCTTCAGCCAGTTTGCATAGACTCCAATATGAAGCGCAGACGGGATTCGAACCCGCAATGACCACCTTGAAAGGGTGGTGGCTTAACCAATTTGCCCACTGCGCCAAGAAGCGGTCCGTAGGGGAATCGAACCCCTATCCCCGGAGAGACAGTCCGGTATCGTAAGCCATTAGACCAACGGACCAAAACACCCATTACTTTATAAGTGAGTAGGATTCGAACCTACCCTCCCGGGATAGAAATTCGCTTGTGCTTTCCGGAGCTCTACCAACTGAAGACTTACCGCCTTATGATTTCATGGGGATCTACTCAAATGAATTCGAATCTTTCATCATCTAAATTAATCATCCAATCTAATTGAAAAAATACTAATTTGGTTTTGCCTGTCTGGTCTTTCTTCCAGCTCACGTTTTTAGGGTTTAAGCCCAAGCGAATGTTACAAAACCAAATGTTCTAGTTCTTTCAATTGAACTTTGATTTAGTGTCAAAAAGATCCTTCATCATCCTTTCAATGTTGGTCCACTGGGACTCGAACCCAGAACCCGCTGGTTAAGAGCCAGCTACTCTAGCCAGTTGAGCTATGGACCAATTATTGGTATCAGTACGTCAAAGAACCACCAACACCTTAAAGATACGAAACTTGGGTTAAATTCCAAAGTTTTAAGTTAAAAAATTTCGGTTTTTTTTCGCATTTAGCCCAATGACCAGCGAATCAATCATTGGATTTTGAATCAGGTGTTCATAAGAACTTTACACCGAAAACCTTCTCAGCGGAAGTGGTAGGATTCGAACCTACGGACCCTTTCAGGCCTCTTGTTTTCAAGACAAGCGCATTCGACCACTCTGCCACACTTCCTATTGTTGTAGTTATTGTGTAACCAAACTATTCTTATCGCGTATCACACGAAGTGAATATGGATGGGGATTGAGAGAATGCGCATTCTCTCAATTGTGGGGAATGTAGGAATCGAACCTACGCAATACCTGGTATGTAACACCAGAGCTCTAAACCAACTGAGCTAATCCCCCGATTAATAATTTTTGTCTCCTAATTGTGGTGGTTAGGACAGGCATCGAACCTGCAACACCTGGTACTTCACACCAGTGCTCTACCAAATTGAGCTACCTAACCAAAGAGCGGCGTCTCTAGGGATCGAACCTAGGACCAATTGGTTAACAGCCAACTGCTCTACCGCTGAGCTAAGACGCCAAAAATGTGGTACTCGGAGCGGGAATCGAACCCGCATGGCCCTCACGGGCCAATGGATTTTAAGTCCCAATTTTGTTAACCCATAAGCTTTTTATCCTATGGTTCTTACAATTCATTTCTTGTAAGTTCGGCGTACATTTTCATCCCATTAGGATGTCGGACTCTCTTGGGGTGATTATATTCTATCTATAGTTTCACACCCTACGCTCTACGGTTTTTTAAGATTTTAACCTTAAAATTACCTCGGTATTAGCATCTCAGCCTTCACCGATTTAGCCCAATTTTCACTTATTCGTTACCGAACAAGGCGACAAACTTTTTATCGTGTCTACCTATTTCCACCATCCGAGCATTTATATGTTCACTCAAGAACATATTAAAATCTTTATCTTCTTTGGGGTTCCATCCGTCTTTAAATTTATCTATTAAACATCTAGAAGTGCCTTCTTTAATACCATATCTTTTAACCAAGTAAGACCTACCATAACCATATTTATTTAAATCCCAACCTTCTTTAATATAATCAGTATAAATCTTAGGTACATTTAACCAACTATCTATATCAGAATTAACGTTCCGCCAAGAAGGTAATTTAAAATTGTGGTTTAATTCTTTACTACGTTTTTTTCTTTGAGTATCCCTATATTCTTCATTTTCCCATAATTTTTTAACAGAATAAGAAACTTTATTTTTAAGTTCATCATCCCATATAGTACATTTACCTAAAGCTCTATTTAAACAAAGTTCATCATCTATAGATTCTTTAATTAAACTATACTCATAGGCTAACGCTTCTTTTTTACAACCAAAAACTTTTATTATTTCAGGTTTAAAATAATCAACACCATTTTTATTAATTAAATTATGGATAACTGTTGATGATGTAAAGTAGTTTTTCCATAAATCGTTTATAGGATCGCCATCATAACACCATCTTACACCGTAATAGAATTCTGATTTTTTAGATACTATTTTATAAACATAAGGTTTCATGTTTATAAATATCTATTTGTCTACCAAAGCGTGACTACCAATTCCACCACCGGAGCAAATATGAGCTTGACCGCTTTAATCACGGATTGATGCCCACCAAATTTTTAAGTACCGATGAAAGGACTCGAACCTTCACTCCTTACGGAACTGGTGCCTAAAACCAGCGCGGCTACCAATTACGCCACATCGGCATTAACTCGATTTACGCGAATAATTGTGTGTTTGTGCATGGCAGTTAGGACACAATATTTCAACATTCTCAAACCTATTATTAAACCTATCGCCATTTATATGATGTAGTTCTAATGGGGTAGGTTTGTCCATCCATTCTGTAATTCCACACCTTTCACATTTATGCTCCCTAATACCATCTTCAATCATTCTTAATTTTAATTTATGACTTCCAATGTTTTTTCTTAGAGAGAATTCATATGCTGATTTTCTTTTGGGGTCAGTTTTTATACCCTTTCCACCTTGATTACCAGCATACTCTATTCCCATTTTTTTCAAATAACTTTCTAATGTAGATGGTTTGCATTTAAATTGAGAACAAATAAATGCTTTAGATTGATTTTGTGAAATCCATTCTAAAATTTGTTCTTTTGAATCTAAAATATCAGTTCTTATCATAATGTATGTTTTTATATAAATATCATACACACTAAAAAAAGATAATAATGTCTACCATTTCACCATCTGGGCGATTGTATCAAACCCCTCATAGTCTCTTCCTTTCGGATTGTAGGCGTGGGTTATTCTTCTTGCGAAGGGACGCCTCGTTGTTCGGTTTTTAAACCTACACTATAAGCCACGCAGGGCTGGATTCGAACCAACAACTTTCACATATCTAATGTTAGGGAAGAAATTCGAAGTGATCAGCTTCGATATTCCCACACATCATGGTCAAATGTAATGATCAGTTACATTCACCAACGGACTTGCGAACATTTTGCCAATTAAACTACCTGAGTTCGTTGACCGACTGGGATTCGAACCCAGAACCCGCGGAGTAAAAGTCCGCTACTCTAACCAATTGAGCTATCGGTCAATGTTATGTCGGCACGAAAGGACTTGAACCTTCATGTTACCAATTACTCTTTCTACTCCTTATCAGGGAGAGGAGATACGTGCCGTTTTGGTATCAGTACGTCAAAGAACCATCAACATTCGTAAAGATACGAAATTTTGGTGGAGAAACCAACTTTTTGTTGGATTTTTTTCTCTGTGGAGCTAATCGGATTCGAACCGATGACTTTTACCTTGCAAGGGTAACACTCTAGCCAGCTGAGTTATAGCCCCAATTTTTAAAGAACATGTTACCTAACAATTTCGGTAACGAAGTAAAGATACGATTGATTTTTCAGATTTACAAAAAAAATGGGGAGTTTTTTTAAACCCCCCATCAAATATGGTTTACTTATATAAACGGGGGTTATGTTTCTACCTCAAATGTTGAAAATGTCGGATTAACATCATCAGCGAGTGAAATTACAACTGATTCCAATCTGGTTGGATTCAATTGGGAATTAACATTACCTAGTTGTTTATAAAGGTTTTTCATTACA